TGACAGCAGAAGTGGTGATAGTGGCAGGAGCGCCCAGAGTAAGAGCGCCGCCAGCCTTGACATACCGCCAACGACGAGGACCGGAGTTCTCGAAAGTAGAAGCGGTGGAGCCAGTAGCAGGCTCCTCCTTAATGGTACCCGGCACAAACATAGCCGTGGCGTCCTTCTGAGAAGGATCAAATCCGTATGCAGACATTGTTACTCCTGGTGTCCACCAACAATAACAAAGTTACTGTTGAGGTTAGTGGTGTAGGGGTTACCGTGGAAAACGATCTCCCACTTCCAGGCTTCCTCGTCAGGCATACGGAGCGGCTTGCGAATCTCAAACCAGCCCTTACCCTCACGCTCGGAATCCTTACCAATGACCATGTAGGTCCAGGCTTTAGTGTTCAGACCGTAGATGATACCGTTCTGCGCCACAACAGTAGCGTTGTCGATATCAAGGTACTCTTCAAGGTACATGACGGCAGACTTGCTGACGTGGATACCTTCGTGCCCGTTGTCGGAACCTTCGGCACCGGTAAACTGGTTAAGAGTAATGACTCGATCATCGCGCATATCAACGTAGTTGTTGTACGAAGTCTCGTCAGCGATAAGACAGTCCGGGGTACCGTAGGAGGGGTGAGCCCGACCAGCGCGGTACATCTCGCGACGAATCTTGCTCTGACCATCATCTCCCATGGAGTTGATAGAAGCAAAGCCGTTGTACCAGTCAGCGACTCCGCCAGTACCACCCTTCTTAGTGACACCGTAAGCCGGAGTACTCTGAGAGCCTGGATCACTGAAGCTGAAGATACCGTCACGCGAAGCGCCGCTATCCGAGTCGTACTGAGCGGCACCGTTAAAGGTAACAAGGTTGTTGTACTGTGCCTGGTTACCGATAAGGAGCTGCTTAGTCATGCCAATGTGCATGTCCTGTAGACCAGCAATCGGGTACTGCTCAATGATGTTATCAACATCATCATCAGTGTTGACCTCTGCCATCTCTTTGCCGGGAACCTTGAAGTGGTAGATAACTCTACCACCGTAGACGGTACCAGTAGTGACAGTATCTCTACGAGGAGAGGAAAGGCTCTCCGTACCGTAGATAACAGGCGTAGCCTGACCCGGAGCACCAGTCATAAGACGGAACTTACGGAACGGACCAGAGGGAGAATCCTTCTTGATTCTCTCAGCCTTGTAGAACTTGTCAAGTAGCGGCGACCAACGCCAGAACGTCATCTCAAGCCGAGGAAGAAGCTCCTCGATAGTAGCACTGAGAACTTCAGCAGAAATAGGCATTAGTAGCCTCCATCAGAGTTTATTTTTCGGGAAGCCCTACGGAAAGCTAACTTACGCGCTTCTCGATCAGACAGATTCGGGTCAGATACTCTCACTCTATCTGCTCCAGCTTCCCGTATGCGGTGGCCCCCGACAAAAGAAGCAGTCACCTGCTTAGGTATACCACGCTGGGGGTTGGATTTCAATGCTTCTTTTACCGCAGAGTCGGGATCAAGCCCTTTTTTCCACATACTCAAAGCCTTAACCCACGCCTGTTTAGGCGCTCCCAGTAAACCAGTAGCAGCCCTGGCATCAAACTCTGCTTTTACAGCGTCTATGTACCACTGTCTCTGGGGGTTATCTTTATCGTTTAAGATATCTCCGTACTTTTCCATAGTAGAATCAGCCCAACGACCAGTCTCCTCTTGAAAGTACTGGTGTGCGTACTGATACTCTTGAGTTTGCTTATTAGCGTCAACTAATGCGTTAGTTAAGTCGGCCAACATTTTATTAGTTTTTGTGGACTGAGCTTCCCAAGAATCTACAGCCTTAGCCCACTCTGCTTTCATTTCCTGCACAGCTTTGTTATGGGGCTCAAACTGGTCAAGGTTGTTAGTTATTTCTTCTAACTTCTTCTCTATAGCTTCTTGAGTTTTCTGTTCATGGATATCTCTATCCATATATTTAGAGTAGTCCACCCTATCAGACAAAATCTGATCTCTACCAAAGATAGACTCAAAGATAGAGTCGCCCTTATCAAAGTGTGAGCTAATGTTTTCGTAAGCAGCCATATGCTCTTCGGGAACAGTATCTCTTGACCCGTCCCAAGAATCCCAGCCCCAAACTGGACTATCATCGCTCTCCGAGGCTACGCCCCCTTCTCCCTCACTAAAATGGGAGTCGTTAGGGGTTTCTTCTGTAGAAACTTCTGAATCAACAGACTCAGAAAAGTCTTCAGAGACGCTTTCGGGTGCTGACATTTCGTTAGGGGGCATGGCTTACTCCTGCACTTTACTCTTGGCTTTTCTGTACGCGGACATGCGCTCGTTATGGTTAACGACTCTACCAGACTTAGGCTGTACAGAATAGCCCATTTTGTCTAAGAGTTTCATAAAATCAGACGAAGACTTAGAGTTACGTCCAGCGTACTCAATGGCTTCTTCAGCAGAAGAAGGTGACTTGTCTTCGTAAGAACAATCCTCCTCCATAGCTGCTTCCGGCTCTTCATGTCCCTCTATTGAGGTAATGAGGAGCGCAACTTTATCTTCTTCGCCAGTTTCTTTTGCCGTATTCGGCAATCGCTCTTTTAGCACCACTATCTCCTCTTGCCGCCATTGCTCTTGTGCGTTTATTCCAAGCTGCGAACTCTTTAGGGTTATTAAATCCTCTCTGCTCGCTGTTGCGCTGCTTACGACCTTTAATCCTGTCCATATACTCTGAGTGAGCAGAGGTGCCAGGTACTAACTGTCGAGTATTAGGGTGCTCAGCTTTCCACTGCTTGTACTCTGCTGGAGTATCGAAATGCCCGATACCCTCAACGTACCCGCCGTTGACCGGCACAGTGTTACCGTAAGCGAATCCACCATACACCGGCTTCATCACTACACCGCAACACTTTAGCTCTTCTCTGGTAGGAGCTAAAACATCACGCATTAACTTGTCGCACTTGGTACAGACACCATCGAACATCGGCATTAGAAACTCTCTCCCATACCACCCACGTTGCGGTCGATGAGACGCTGAGCGATATCTTTAGCTTTCTGAACTTTACGTCTACGCCCCATAGCTCTACCCGCTTTAGCCACGTCTTTATCTGAAGCCATAGGGGTTTCTACAGGTTCATCGTCTGTCATCTGCTGGATAGCGTTAGGGTTCCGCTCGTTTTGAGCAGCCGACAAAGAGTCTCGGTACTCAGGGGTAATCTTACCCTCTTTGTACTTCTGAATCTCTTCCGACTCATCTTCTGCTACTGGGTTGTCCAACTTTTCAGACACATACTGAGAGATAGCATCGTAGTACGTTTTGTTATCTCCAGTAGACTTATCAGTTAAGATCATACCTATGGAAGTCTTGTTAGACTCTGGAGCAGTAACAATCTGGACAGAGCCATCGGGTAGCCTCTGATAAGACCAGCCTTCGTCGTCCTCTACAACTTCTCCTCCTGGGAGGATATCTCTGTTAGTAGCAGTAGAAGCCATAGACTTACGGACAGCCGGTGCGGAATCCAGTGGGTTATTGGCTCGACTTCCCGGAAGACCCTTAAAGTCGTCCATAGCTCCAGTAGAGACTTCCGGCGTATCTGGCAGAGCCATAACTCCAGTAGAGACTTCCGGCCCGTCTGGAGCGCGGATCATCTGAGCAGCAGACCTCTGCTGGTCTTCCAGCATCCTGCGCCCTTCTTCCGTAGTCGGCACTGCTGGGGGAGCAGGGATAAGCTCTTCGTAGCCTCCTTTGCGAAAGTCTTCTAACTGCTCTCTATCTGCGGCCTTTTCTCTATAAGAAGGGAGCACAGAGTTTTTTTCTCCTAAGTTTCTTGCCCCTTCAAGTGTTCGCGCAGAGCCCTCTCTCTGCTCTACTTGACTGGGGGCTTGGCCGATAAAAAACTCCCACGCGCCATTCCGAAACTCTTCTAAAGTTTCCACGGTTTACTCCATATCTCTAACAGTGTTCATTTTATCGGCTACCAGTCTGTTACGCTTACTCAGACGACGAGCAGTAGCGGAAATATTGCGCCCATCAACCATTCTGTCCGGCTTAGACGTTTCGATCTCTTCGCCCATTCCGCTGATAGAGTCCGACATCACAGCCTGTGCTTTGTCTTTGTTACTCATCGCGGGAGCTTCTTCAGCTTCAGCTTTCTTAGCTGGAGCAGTAGTAGAAGAGCCGGGCTCTTTATAAGGAGTGTTAGGTGTTGGGCCTACAAAAAGCTCGTTAATCGGCTGAAAAAACTTATCGCCTTCTTTTAAGACCATACCCACCGCGCCTTTGTGGTCTTCGGGGGCTCCTGCTATTTCAATAGTCCCATCTGGGTTTTTTCTGTAGCTCCAATCGTTATCACCTGGATCTGCAATCTGAAAAGATCTACCGGCTCTTCTCGCAAGCATAGCTTTTTCGTATCGAGCCTCATCACCTTTTACTGATGCCTGGTCTTCGTCAGTCATTCTGCTGCTATCGGGACGGGGGAGTGCCATTTTAGGCTCCTACTTCTGCATTATTGGTGGAATGGATACAGACTGCGGTGTTTGTCCACCTATCATAGCCTGTAGTGGGTCGCCGGCTACACCTGCTTGTGCGCCCTGCGTCTGCTGCATAGACTCAGCTTGAGCTTGAGCCTGAGCTTGCGCTTCCTGTGCCATTTTATCTGCTGACTTCATGCGGTCTTTAGGTAAACCTAACATGTGCAGTAGATCCTGTAGAATCTTCCGCTTGTCCATCATAGGATCACCTAACAACGGCATAAGCTGTTGTAGGTTCTGCATGATCACTGACTTAGCGGACTCAGGGGGAGAAGCAGTAATGAACTCGTAGTCGTAAGTAAGCTCTTCCATATACATATCCTCGAATCGGATAGTAGCTGGGGAGAACTTTTTAACTTCGTCTTCCGATGTTCTAACATTGAACTCTGCTGTTTCGCCCAGAGCTACGGCAGCGATAGCAAGAGTCTTCATGCCTACTGCTGCTACTGCTCTTCTTAGAACAGTCTGCCTTCTACCGTTTCTTGTTCTGGTAGACTGCTCTGCAAGTGCGACTTCAGTAGCAACATCGGCGGCACCGACAACTCCTCTTGCAAATGACGGCAGAGCTAAGACATATTCAATGATACCTCTTGCCTGCTCTTTCATTCTAAAGAAGCTGGGGTTATTTGGGGGGGCCTGACTCCAGCTAATGATGTCTGAAATACGAGTACCCTCTGGTAGATCCAAGGGCACAAGTGCCTGTGGGTTACTCGCCTGCTGAAACATCGCTATCGCTTCTTCCGGCTTGTCGAGCTTAGATGTATCAACAATAGGAAAAGGAATAGAAGCCATAGCGTAGCGAAGCTCAAGAGTATCAATCTCATTCAGCACCCGTAGTGGCTTTTCGATTAGCTGAGCGTCAGAAACACCAGTAAGACCTCTAAGGTCACTGTTGTAGATTAGCGGCGTGAACGGATTATCCAGCCTCTTATCCATTTCTGTCTCAAGTAATGGCTCTTCCCAGTTACCCTCAGTCCACTGTGAGTAGCTGTTAGAGGTAAAATCGTAGACCTCATAGACATACGTGAAGTCGTACAGCCCACCCTTAACATTGCCCAGCTTTGGAGTCTTAGCGTTGTCCTGATTTTCGGCGTTGTTGTACTGCTTGTTGTTCTGCTTCTTGAACTTAATGTTATCGTTCTTTTCCCACGTACCATTCTTAAAGCGGGCTTCCCACTCGGCGCGAGAGATAACGATTAGCTCAATGACGTACCGAACATCGTCCCA